AGGCGAGCGAGGACCCGACGATGGCTAACGGTACGCGAGTGGAGTACTTCGTCTGGTCCGGCACCGACGCAATCTCGTGTGTCAGCATGAAGGCGATTCCTTACGGGTCTCGCTCTGTCGAGGAGATGCTCAAGACCCAGAAGTTCGTCGTAGGACATCGAGGCGGATCCGCATCCTGGCCTGAGCACACTGAACGTGCATATTCGCAGTGCCCCATCTTCAAGTGCCACGGCCTTGAGATGAGTTGCGGACAGTCTAGTGACGGCGTGTGGTTCGGGTGTCACGACCAGTCGCTTTCTCGGCTTGTTCCGGCACTCGCTAAGCCTGTGGACCAGTACACGTGGGCGGAGATCGAGGCTGCTGCTTCTCAGACCGAGTATATGCCAGCCAGACTGGACTGGTTGATCGAGCACTACATCGACAGCCACGTTCTCGTGGTCGACCCGAAATACAAGACCGCAAAGTGGGAAGAATTCCTCGCGGTCTTCAAGGGACTGGAGAACAAGATCATCTTCAAGGCATACGGCGACACGCGATGGGCATTCGACCCGATTCGTGCCAAAGGCGTGAAAACGTGGGGGTACGCTTACGCTGGCGACAAAGAGAAACCTTGGTATGCGGACTGGGCCGCGGGAAAGACCTGCGATGTTCTCAGCATGGAGTACACCGCGTCGCAGGATATCTGGACCGCACTAAAAGCCTCTGGCAAACCATTAGTCTCACACATTCCTTCTGTTCCCGAATCCGTCAAAATGGGTTGGGACAAGGGTGCGGACGGTACGATCTGCTCAAACCCAAAGGCGTGCTTTCCTACGTGCGCATGAAAGGAGAATGGATTGTCTGTAGCTTCGTACGCTGCTAGCTGTGCTAGATACTATGCTGATGACGCGAACATCGGATACAGTCAGCCCGAACGGTGGACCTTCTACGACCAGTCTGACTGGGACGGTTGGTTCCACGGAATCGCGGCCAATGCGGATTGCTCGGCGCTTGTCGCGGGATGCTACAACCTGGCTGCCCACCACGAGTGGGGCGAGCCTTTCACCGCGGGATACTTCCCGAAGTCGACCTGGACCGGATCCATACGTGAGGAGTGCGCTCGACGCAACTTCGCGGATATTTCGGATTCATGGAACGGTAACGAGCCTGACGGCGGTTTCGAGGTTGGCGACATCGTCCTGAGCGAGGCTGCTTCCGGAGGCCGTGGACACGTGGCTATCGTGACCCAGACTGGCCCGACGGTCCTCGCCGAGGCCTGGATTGCGGAAGACGGATCCATCGACGGTTACGCCGGTGACCAGACTGGTGGCGAGGTTCGCACAATCCTCTACAACGATCACCCGTATACCAACGGGGACGCTTGGACCCACTGCCTTCGCCGCAGGGACAATCACGTTTCCGTGGACGACGGCACGAGTTCTGCTAGTTCTGGCTCTTCGGCCTCGGACAGTTCCAGCCTTTCATCCACGAGTATCCAGGACGCCGTGCTGCAGGCTGCGGACAATGTCGGTTGCCCGTGGTGGGCAGCCCTTGCCTGCTTGTGGATGGAGACCGGTTTCGAAGGGGCGAACGTCTACGGCCACGACGCTGGTGGCGCCTGTTCCGGATGGGGCGACGTCACGAAGGAGAACTTCGAGAACGACTTCTGGCCCGTCGTTTCGAACTGGGGGACGTCCAACGGTGTCGGCCCACTGCAGGTGACTTATAACGGCTACTTCATTCAGGATCCGAACCGTGCTTGGTGGGATCCGGAGAAGAGCGCGGAAGTCGGTTGCGCAATTCTGCGTGATCTGATCGCTTACGAGGGTGATTCATACGAGGACCTTCGTCGAGTCGGGTCTCGTTACAACAGCGGAAACGCTTCGGGTGCTTACGACTCCTACGGCGTTCCGTTCTCGCAGCACTGTGAATGGTGGTACAACCACGGCCGTCCTTCAGGCGGCGGAGAGGAGACATGGATGAGTGAGGGTGTTGACATTCTCAAGGAGATGAACGCTCGTCTGATCGAGATCTCGGACCAGACCGGTTCCGGCATCGCGGGTCGTCGTTTCGACGGTCCTCTGGTCGGTTGGTTCAAGACTGTGAGCGGCCAGCTCTCCACCCTGAACGACAAGGTCGACGCGCTGTCGGCCAAGCTCGACCAGAAGTGATCTGAGGAGGTCCAGCCATGCCTACGGGCAAGTTCAGCGGGCGTTTTCCCGCGTGGTCCGTCGTCCAGGTGGACTGCCTCGACGGAGACACGTTCGTCAAGTTCGTGGACAGCACCGGGCGTCTGACCGGTCAGGTTGATTACCGCGAGAAGCTCGACGCTCGCGTTTGGTGTCACGTCGGCATGGCTGAGGCCTATCGTCTCGTTACGCTCGACGCATCCAGGGTCACAGATGTGTCTCTGGATGTGCCGGGCGCTAACGGCGGCAACACGAAAGAGCTCGAGCGACAGATAGACTTACTGGCCCAGGACGTTTCGCCGTTCGTCAAGGGACACAGGTACTACAGCCCGGTCACCTACTTCTGGCCAGACTACTACAACGGCGCGACGTCAAAATGGAATAGAACTCTCGGATACGGCTCGTCCCTCGGCGTTGTCATCATGAACCGGAACAGCGGAGACTGGGAAACGTTTGACGCCGACTTCCAGAAGCAGGCGGCTAGAGCACTTTCCGCCGGAGCTAAGCGCTGCGTCTTCTACGTCAAGACTCAATACGGCGTTGCCGAGCTTCCGAAGAATGATCCTGCTCGCGCCGGAGTACCTGACGTTGACAAGTACACTCAGGACTACATCCTCCAGCAGATCGCCTGGGCGAAGAAGAACTATCCTAACGAATGTCAGGGGGTCTTCCTCGACGAGGTGGTCAACGGATGGGGCGCGCAGGCATCCAGACTCGACTGGTACAGGCAGCTGTTCAAGAAAATTCGCGATCTTTACGGCAAACAGTTCCTCATCGTCATCAACACCGGGTCGAACATCGCTGACGACTTCGTCGGCGCGGATTTCGACATCTGCATGTGCTTCGAGGAGAAGGCCGAGACTTACCTCAAGAACGATGCGACGAAGCCCGTTATGACCGACCGGATGATGCAGGAGCCGGCCACTCGCTGGTGGCACGTTATCCACGATGTCACCAAGGACAACTACCAGAAGGTCGTGAACCAGGCGGCGTCTCTCGATGTGGCGCACCTCTACATCACCGACGGCCAGCTCGTCAAGGGCGAAGGTGGTCAGTGGAAGCCCGAGGTGAATCCGTATCAGAACCCCCCGAGCGAATGGCTCATGCCTCTAACTATCGCATGGGTCAACGGCTACCTCGACATCCTTAATCGGGTCATAGCTCTGGAGGCCAAGCAGAAGTGAGCGTCTCGCTCTCGCTCGACGGTAAGTTCGTCAAGACCGAGGCGTGGCTCACCAGGCTTAAAGAGCAGGAGTACCTGGACGTACTCAAGGACTGCGGTCAGCGGGGTGTGGACGCGTTGAGCGATGCCACCCCCGTTGACACGGGCCTCACCTCGCAATCCTGGACCTATAACATCGAAAAAGGGTCCGGCGTCGGCCGTATCGTGTGGTCGAACACTCATGTCGTCAACGGTGTCAACATCGCCGTGATTCTCCAGTACGGACATGGCACCGGAACGGGCGGCTATGTCCAGGGCAGGGATTATATTAATCCGGCCATGAAACCCATATTCGACGAGATCGAGCAGAGAGTGCTCAAGGTGGTGAATTCCGTATGAGTACCATTGAGGACAAAGTCGTATCCCTGAAGTTCGACAACAAGCAGTTCCAGTCAGGAGTTGCGGAGTCTCTCCAGTCAGTTGAGAAACTCAACACGGGCTTGAAGATGGAGGGCGCCACCCAGGGGCTCGACAATGTCGCGAATTCCGCAAGGCGCCTGACATTCGGCGAGGCGATCAGCGGCGCCGGGAACCTGATCTCGAACATGAGCGTTCTCGGAGTGTCCGGTATCGCGGCACTTGGAGGCATTGCGTCGAAAGCCGTCTCTGTCGGGGCGGACCTGATCAAGTCCCTTTCTATCGAACCGGCGCTCGACGGTTTTCAAGAGTATGAGATGCAGCTCAACTCGGTTCAGACGATTCTTGCCAACACGGCGAGCAAGGGCGAGGACATCAACAGTGTCAATGCCGCTCTGGATGAGTTGAACACGTACGCGGACCAGACCATCTACAACTTCTCCGAGATGACTCGGAATATCGGTACCTTCACGGCAGCCGGTGTGGGTCTGAAGGACTCAGTATCTGCCATTAAGGGGCTGAGCAACCTTGCTGCCGCTTCCGGCTCAACCAGCGCCCAGGCGTCCACGGCCATGTATCAGCTCTCGCAGGCCATCGCTACCGGTACGGTTCGACTCATGGACTGGAACTCGGTGGTCAACGCCGGAATGGGCGGTGAGCAGTTTCAAGAGGCCTTGAAGCGCACTGCCCGCATTCACGGCGAGGCGGTGGACGAAGCCATTGCGAAAGAGGGGTCCTTCCGTGACTCCTTGCAGGACGGATGGCTCACGTCCGAGGTCATGCTCGAGACTTTGAGCTTGATGACGGGCGACTACTCCGAGGAAGCCATCCGCGCGATGGGCTACACCGAGGAGGAGACGAAGGCGATCATGGAGTTCGCGGAGACCGCCAAGGGTGCTGCGACTCACATCAAGACCTTCTCGCAGCTTGTCGGAACAGTCAAAGAGGAACTGGGATCCGGGTGGGCTACCACTTGGCGAATCGTTCTCGGCGACTTCGAGGAAGCCGAGCAGCTTTGGACCAGTATCGGAAACGTCATCACGTCCAAGATCTCCGATATTTCCAGCGCCAGGAACAAGATGCTCCTGGAGTGGAAGGAGATGGGCGGTCGAGACGAGCTCCTGCGTGGTCTGAAGAACTCCTTTGAGGCACTGATCAAACCGATCCAGGCTATCGGCAACGCCTTCGGGAGGGTGTTCTCCGGACCTTCGGCTCAGGGACTTTACAACGTCACAAAAGCCTTTGCGGACTTCACGGCCGCACTAGTCATGAACGATCGGACGATGGAGGTCATCACCTCCGCATTTGAGGCGCTGTTCAGTGCCGCTAAGCTGGGTCTCGATGTATTCGTAGACCTGGCGAAGATCGTCGGCTCAGTCCTTTTCGGTGCGTTCCACATTCTCACGACCGTTCTCGGTATAGCTATTAGATCTACCGGAGGCCTTGTCGGGGTCATCCGAGACGCTGTGAACTGGGTGCGAAATTGGTATGAGTCCCTCAATCTGTCCGAGCGCGTGATCACTGCGATCACCAACGCCTCGAACAGGATGGCGGACGCACTGGCTCGCACGGTCACCTGGACTAGGCAGCTCGTGGCCGGTTTCAAGCAGGGGTTCACTTCGGAGTACGCCTCTACATGGGATCGTCTCACGGATGCCGTCGAGCGACTGTGGAAGGCTATGAAGATCGCAGGAACCGTCATCAAGGACGTGATTCTCGAGCCCTTCAGGCAGCTCAAGAACGACAGCGGTCCTGTTGGCGACGCGGTGAATGCCGTTGGAACCGCCGTGGGCGCTGCCGGCACTGCTGCAGAGAAGGCGGGCGGATGGTTCGTCCAACTCAAGGACAAGATCGTCGCGTTCTTCCGTGGAGCGGACGAGAATTCCGAGGGCTGGGGGAAGTCGTTCGCCGACAAGCTCATTCCTCTGACAGATCAGCTCATCGACAAGATCGACCACCTTTCAGATCAGACTATGGTCTGGGGAAACACCATTGCGAACTGGGTCTCACCACGCGCTCAGGCTCTGGCCAAGCACGTTGATGAGCTCAGGTCAAAATGGAGTGATTTCAAAGAGAGTCTTGGGGACGTCGACTTCTCCTGGACCGATAAGCTGAAGTCCGCGGTCGCCGCAGTGGGCTCTGGAATCGGAAACGTGTTCTCCGGCATGAAGTCGGGGAGCATTGACTGGTCGCCGTTCACCAAAGCGTGGAATGACCTTAAAGAGATCGTCTCACATTACACCGAGAGAGTGCGAGGCGCCATTTCGGTGACGTCTCAGTTCGTCAGGAATCTGGATCTGGGAAGTAAAGTCTCCTCCGGGTGGTCGAACTTCCTCGACCTGCTGAAGAACATCATCGGATTCCTATCCAAGCTTGGAGAGTTCGCGGTGTTCGTCGGCGGCAAGATCAAGAACGCGCTCGAACCGATCTTCGGCGGCCTTCTCAACCAATTCAAGAATGGCGACTGGCAGGGACTCTTCGACAACCTCGTCAAAGGCGGTGCTCTGGCTACGTTCGTCGTCCTGGCCAAGAAGGCGGTCGACACCCTCAAGGCAATGAAACAGACGTTTGAGGGGTGGACTGGAATCGGCGACAGCGTTAAGGGTGTCATTGACGGATACGCCGAGAGTATGGAAGCGGCCACCGGCAAGGTAAAGGCCGAAACGCTCCTCGTTTATGCGGCAGCTATCGGTGTTCTGGCGGCCTCTTTGTGGATCCTGGCTCAGGTTCCTGCGGAGAGCGTCATGGCCTCCGGAATCGCCATTGGCGTTGCTTTCACGGCTATCACCAAGGCCATGGAGAAGATGAACGACTCCATGAGCGCCGTCTCCTCGGGGAAGATGATCATTCAGGCAGCCGGCTTGATCCTGGTCTGCACGAGTATCGTCATCCTCGGACACGCTATGGAGAACGTCGCGTCTCTCGGCTGGGGCGGAATCATGAAGGGCCTCGTCGGGGTCGGAGCGGCTATCGGTATGCTGGTTGTCCTGGCGAACACTATGGGTTCTCCGCGTCAGCAGACGAAGTTCATCTCGTTCGGGCTGGCTATGAACCTCATGGCCGCGGCAACACTCGTCATGACCAAGGTCGTCAAGAATCTTGGCGAGATGGATACCGGAAGCCTTATTCAGGGTGAACTGGCTCTGGCGGCGCTGCTCGTTATCGTCGGAATTTACGCCGAGATCTCGAACAAGAAGGTCAGCATTGGCTCGGCCTTGGCGTTCCTGGCTATTGCCTACGTCTTGAAACAACTGAGTGGCATTATTTCGGAATTCGCGTCAATGCCGTGGTCCGATTACCTCAAGGGCGTCGTCATGATGGGACTGGTGCTCGCTGGCCTCATCGTTGCAATGAACTTCAGCGACTCCAACATCACCGGTGCAGCCACTTTGATGATTGCGGTCCTCGCCGTCAAATTGGCAGCTTCTGAGATAGCCAACATCGCCTCCATGGACTGGGGGACCTATCTCAAGGGTGTCACCATGATGGGACTGGTGCTCGCAGCTTTGGTTATCGCCACCACTCTTGCAGACGGCGGGATTCTTGGGGCCGCGGGCATTATCCTTACAGCCCTGGCCATCCAAATCCTGGTGCCGGCACTCCAAGCACTTGCCGACATGTCATGGGCTGAGTTGCTGGAGGGGCTTACGGGTCTCGGTCTGGCTTTGGCCATTGTAGTCGTCGCGGGATACGCAGCAACCGGTGCAGCTATCGGACTCCTGGCTCTAGGCGTGGCTATCGGGCTTATCGGCGCAGGTGTCGGTCTAGCGGCCATCGGTCTGGCAGCGTTCATCGAGGCGCTAACAGGACTCTTGTCTCTCGGCGGTCAGAGTGTCGAGCTCTTCCTGCAACTGTGTCAGGGTCTGATCGACATGCTGCCCTCGCTCGGCACGAACGCCGCGCAGGCGCTGATCAACTTCTGCCAGGTATTGGTTGACAATCAGCAAACGGTCGTTGACACGATCACATTGCTGATGACGGCTATCGCTCAGGCGGCGATCAACTCGACTCCGACCATTGTTGAGGCCTTCGGTACCATAACCATGGCTATACTCAACAAGTTCGTTGAGCTGACACCGGGTGTGACGCAGGCCGCGTTCGATATGATCATCGGGTTCATCGATACCTGTACTGCGAACATGCCGACATTGGTGGCCTCGGGAGCCAACCTGATTCTGTCCTTCTTGCAAGGGCTGAACGACTGGATTCCGACGATCGCCGATGCTGCAACGACCGCCATCGTAACCTTCATCACGGCCATCGGCGACAACTCGCCCAGGGTGGTTAACGCCGCGTTCGACACCGCGATCAAGTTCATCAACGGTCTTGCGGACTCGATCCGTAACAACAAGGACCGCTTGTATGATGCGTGTGGGAACCTGGTGGACGCCATCAAAGGCTTCATCATGGAGGGCATCGAACGGATCAAGAGTCGCATCAAGTCAAAGGCCGGAGAACTGGGTAGTCACCTGGTTGACGGTATCAAGAACGCCATTCGAAACGGAATTTCGGGAGTCGTCAACCAGATCCGGGACTTGGCCAACAGAGCCATTGCCAAGGCGAAAGACTTCTTCGGAATCCATTCGCCTTCAAGGGTCTTCTACGAGATCGGTCAGTACAACATCCAGGGTCTGGCCAACGGTCTTAGGGACTCCGGCGAGGCGATCGGCGCTATTTCCGACCTGAGTAACACCTTGACTGGTTCGATGAAAGCCGCGTTGGACGACCTTGACTACTCGAGTTATCTCGACGACTCGACGCTCAGTCCGGAGATCAAACCGGTGATGAACCTGGATAACATCACCGAGGGTGTCGACCAGATGCAGCAGCTCCTGAATCAGGACAGTCTCGTGGCTCCGGTAACGGCGCAAATGGCTTCGCAGGCGGCCGCACAGCCTGCAGTAACGGCCCAGCCGCAGCCTCAGGCTACTGGTGATAGGCCATTCGGAGACGCGCAGTCGGTTGTTTTCAACCAGTACAATACATCTCCTCGAGAGCTGTCGACAGCGGAGATCTATCGACAGACGCACAACCAGCTGAGTCAGGTAAGGGAGGCTATGTATCAGCTATGATCCGCACCATCGTCCTCACCAATCCCGGTGGCGAGACGTTGGCGCTTGATCTCTTCGAGCCGTGGAATACCGGGATCGCCGTCAAGAACGTCGACGGTCTCGGTCCCGGCAAGGCCGATATTAACACCACCGACCTTGCCCTCACCGACTCGGCTCTCTTCAACGGTTCCAGGGTGCAGAAGCGCACCATAGCTCTCACCCTGGTTCCGATGGAGACCCCCACGCAGGACGTGGAGCAGTCCAGGCAGAAGATCTATCGGTTCTGCCAGATCAAGCAGCCAGTACGAATCACCGTGTATGCTGACCATCGCCAGGTGTATACCGACGGATATGTCGAGTCCTCAGAGCCCGACATCTGGTCCAACCTAGAATCTCACAAAATCTCAATCCTCTGTCCTTACGGTTATTGGTACGACAACCGTGACGACGCTTCAGACCTCATCAACTTCGACGTTGAGGAACCTTCGTTCGAGTTCTCCTGGGAGGACCCTCTGCCAGATTCCCCGACACTGGAGTTCTCACGCACTCTGTCCGACAAGACAGCTGTGGTGAACTATGAGGGCGATGTCGAGGCCGGTTTCCTTCTGCGCATCAAGATCCTTAAAGCCAATCCGCTCCCGATCACCCTGACTGAGACCGTCTGGCAGCAGACTATGAAACTCACGGGCAAGTGGACTCCATCAGCCACAGCGTATCAGCCATCTGTCGGAGACACCATCGAGGTAGACACTCGGATCGGTCAAAAAGGAATCTATCTGGAGAAGCCGGACGGAAAGCGTTACAAAGGAATGTATTTTCTGGACTTCAATTCCGACTGGCTGCTCATGCATCCTGGACGAAACGAGTTCCACTACGCCATGGCCGACAAGACGGCCGTGGATATTCGATTCACCACAGACATCACGTACCAGGGGGTGTGAATGTATCTGGCTGTACTCGACGAGTCCTGCAATCTTACGCACCTCGTCGATGACTATATTTCTGTTGTGTGGACTGAGCGATTCCATGGCTACGGCGATTTCAAGTTGGTTGTGCCCGGAACGTACGCCAACCTTCAGGAATACCAGCTCGATTACTACTTGTTCACCAAGGATACGAACAAGTTGATGATCATCGAGCAGGTTGAGATGGAAACGCACTACGGCGAGTCCAGCACACTCACGATCACTGGCCGCTCGATCGAGTCCGTCCTTGACAGGAGAGTACTTCACCCGTATCCGGTGAACGACTACACCATCTGTGCCAAGCACGAGTCCACTAACGGTATCATTCGAGACGTTGTCAAGGACATGACGAACCTCCTGTTCAAGGTCGACGATTCGAGTCACCCGAGACATGTGCAGGGCTTCCGCTGGTACCATCCCTGGGATCTACCCGCCGATATTCTGCATGGCCGCGATGGAAACGCCATGGATATAGGGTCAATGCGGCTAGGGTCAAACGAAGCAATCCGAACGTCCTCCGGATCTCACGTTGAGAATGCGGGGGTCTACGGGGAGGCCACTTGGGACCAATACATCATGCAGGGCTCGTGGTACTCCTTGATGCAGGATATCACGGACCTCAACATGAGCGGATGGGCGATCGAGTTCGCTGACAACAATCCGTGGTACTGGTACGGGTATGCATATCTCGGAATCAACCGAACGGATTCGCAGAGCACGAACCCTCCCGTGACGTTCTCGCCATCGTTCGAGAACCTATCCAAAGGTACATATCTCAAGTCCAAGGTCGGAACTCGAACAAAGATCTTCTCCGGACTCCAGCAGGTGCACGTCACCTCTGGCATGGAGCAGGAATACATGTGGCAGACAGACGTCAACATCCAGAACGAGTCCGTGCGTGTCGGCACCAATGGTCTTGGTCTGCGAGAAGGATATCTCGAGAATCCAGGAGTTATGACGCATAACGGTTACCTGGCCACGAGTGCGAACTCCGCGAGAACCGGAAACACCGGCGTTGACCCCGAGGCAGCCAGACGGCAGCTGAAAGACAAGTGCGACACGGAACTGTGGAAGCACATGCCCATTCAGATGTACGAAGGTGTCGCGGCGGTCAACTCGATCTATAAGTATCGCGAGGACTTCTTCCTTGGCGACTTCGTGCAGATCGAGAACGAGTATGGCCAGAAGGACGTCGCCCGGGTGACCGAGTACGTTCGTTCATCAGACGTCAACGGGGACACCTTCTACCCCACGTTCTCGTCTTTGTCAGATCTACAGAAGAGTAAGCCGGGGTTGAACATCAAATGACGCTTACCAGTGGTTTCTACTCCTCGAAGGACGGAGACCGCAAGTATTCAGCAGAACAAATGGGTGAGCTCTTCGACGGCCTCATTCATTACGGTATCTACCAATCATACGGCCAGGCCCTGGGAGTCACGGCGATCAGCGGGAAGTGGGCTGTTCGTATAGGTACAGGTCGCGCGTTCCTCAACAAGACCTGGGTGAACAACGATGCGCCGTACGATCTTCCCCTCGAGCAGCCGGACGTCACCCACCCTCGCTGGGACTTGGTCTGCCTGCGCATCAATAGAGAACCAACGGTCAGGGCTGCCTCATTCGCCGTATACAAAGGCGTGTCCAGCAGCAATCCTCAGGTTCCGAACGTGCGAAACACGGACCTCGACAAGTGGTACCCCCTGGCGAGGATTCGCACGAGTCCGGGTATGCAACAGGTCACCTACAACCAGATCTGGAATGCTCGAGGTTCGTCTACTACACCTTGGGTTACCGGCGTCGTCGAGAGTCTCGATGCCTCGACCCTCTATGCCAAGTGGGATGCCCAGTACGAGCAGTGGTCCTCTGAACAGCAGAAGGCACAATCTCTGAACTTTCAGAACTGGATGTCCGAGCAGAAGACGGACTACGAGTCCTGGCGCAACACCTTGAAGACCACCCTCGACGGTAACGCTGCGACGAAACTCGCTCAGCGTCTTGACAATGTCGAGAAACAGATCTCGTCGTTCACGCAGGGCGTAGCGATCAAGGACGTCCTTCTAGACGCTCAAAATGGCGCAGAGATCCAGGACCATGCGGGCAACCCCATCAATGCCCAGCGCCTCTATATGATGGTTTGAGCAGAGGAGTATATCTATGAAGATCTCGGACTATCCCGAGGCCACATACATCGGTCCGAATACCGATTACTTCGTCGTTCAGAACGGTGCCACCAGCACTAAGAAGATCAACGCGGACTCCTTCCGGTTCGCGATGTTCGACAACGTGCCGATGATGCACCGGGTACTCGCCAGGGGTTACAACCTCGGTTCGTCGTTCACGAGCCAGCAGCAAGCCGCTATTTCCTCTGGCCAGTTCACGAACTTGTGGATCGGCGACTACTGGACTACGGGTGACACGAGGTGGTACATTGTCGATTTCGACTATTGGGGCGCGTGCGACCCGTCGATCGGTCGACACATCGCAGTTATGCCTGACCGTAACACGTCTTCGGCGGTATTGCACCGAGGCGAGTACTGCGGAGGATTCCGCAACAGCGAACTCTTCGCGGCCCTGAACGATAACCCGAAGACGAACGCCGTTAAGGCCTACGGTCTCTTCGGGGAGTCGCATATTCTCGCGCACAACTCGTGGTTCGAGAACCGTTGGGACACAGACACCAAGTACGGCGGCACAGTTCGCGAGGAGGGGTACCGCCTGTACGCCCAGAACGGCGAGGTGTTCAAGATCAAGGTCACGATTCCCACCGAGCAGATGCTGTTCGGAGCCCACGTCAAGCAGTCGTTCCAGAACGGCTCCGAAGGCGCATACCGGGCCGAGTGCCGCCAGCTTCGCTATTTTCAGCTGTTCAACCACCAGAACCCGAACGAGGATTTCTGGCTCCGCGACCAGACGTGGGCCAACTACTTCAGCGCCTGGAAGGGGAACATCGCTCGTGATGAGGTCATGACGAGTTCTCTCGGAATCCGGCCTGTTCTGGCCATTGGAGGCTGACACATGCGCCCAGAGCTCACTATGATAGTAACCATCGCGACAAGCGTGCTCGCGTCTAGTGGTCTATGGGCTTTCTTGGATCGACGGGCGGACAGAAAAGATGCTCGGACGCAGCTCCTTCTCGGGATTGCGCACAACCAAATAATGGCGCTCGGGACGGCTTATCTGTCTAGAGGATACATCACCATCGACGAGTACGAGGATCTGCAGAAGTATTTGTATTCCCCGTATTCGTCTTTCGGTGGTAATGGCATGGCCGAGAAGGTCATGAAGGAAGTCCAGGAACTTCCGATACATTTTCCGGAGACTCGCAAACACTACAGACCGGAGGACAAGCATGTCTAACTCCACCTATGACAAGGCCAAGTGGGTCGCCCTGACCCTGCTTCCCGCCCTGTCGGCCCTCTACGTCGCTCTCGCCGCCTCGCTCGGCTTGGGTCACGTGGATGCGGTCGTCGGGACCATCGCCGCCGTCGACACCTTCCTCGGCACGTTGCTCGGCATCTCCGCCAAGAACTACACTCCGTCCACCGACGGCGTGCTGCACGTCGACCACGGAAAGCAGGAAATCTACGCCGCTCTCGAGAAGCCCGCGAAGGACCTTGCCGAGAACAAGACCGTCACCCTGGCGGTGAACGAGGTCGCCTGATCGCGTCCTCAACATGTCCTATAATGAGAACCCCATCTGAGAGGACAACCAAAATGAACACTCCCGAACACAATGCTGAGAACGCCCTGAAGGACGCTTACGCATTCATCGACGGAATGGACCCCGACGCGGAGGCATACGCGAATGCGCTCGCCAACATCCGTGAACTGGAAGCCATCTGCGCGAAGCATCGAGACGAAACTCGGCGTGCTGAGAAGCACGAGAGCGAACTCGATAAGCAGCGAGCAGTCAAGCTTCCGTCCCCGGACACGATCGTCACATGCGCGACGTCTCTCGTGTCGGTCCTTCTTGTCGTGAAAGCTGAGAGCATCCTGCCGGTTACCAGCAAGGCACTCGGATTGATCACGAAGGTCCGTATCTGACCGTTCAACGTCCCAGAACTCATATTCGAGCAACTTGCAAGAACATGGGTTCTGGGACTTGGATTCTAAAAATTCCCGGGTGGGCCGTCAGGACTCGCAAACTCAACATGCTCTATAATGAGACCCCGACTATTGGAAGGAATACACCATGTCCTACGGCACCAAGCTCAAGGAGATCGCTCTGCACGACTCGCTCGCGGTTTGGCTGTACCTCGACAACCTTGAGAAGACAGCTGATCCCGTGTACGCGAACGCGCTCGAGCGGCTTGCTTACGAGCGGCTTGCTCAGGATCACGTGACCGCCTGAACATATTCACAACTCAACCCCACGAACCCCGTAACAAGGGTTCTGGGTTTCCTTTGGCAAGATAGGAGCACACATGGGTTCTACACTGGTGACGACAGCATCCAAGTGGATTGTCCGCAACCTCCCAGCCATCCTGACAGGGTCCGCCGTGGCAGGCCTTGGTGGGACCGTATTTTTAGCAGTCAAGGCCGATCGAGAGGTCCAGGCCATCAAGCGTCGGCAGCGCACGTTCAGCGAGAAGGATTGGAAGACCAAGTATAATGTCGCCTACAAGCTCTACGTCCCCGCAGCCCTCGCCGGCGCGGCAACAGCGGCGTCCATCGTGGGTGCCTTTGCGATCGGGAATCGTCGTCAAGCCGCAGCAGCCGCAGCCTCCGCGATCCCGAAGGAGTGCGACG